AGCGGCAAACATCTCTTTCAGCCTCCAACGCTACAAGGCTTAGTGCTTTAGATACAACTGTTCTAAAATCTCTCGACACATACAATAAAACAGCAGTCACACCATTCACTAACTTTTTATCAGGTGTGCCTACACCTGGCCCTGGTGAAACTCAAGTAGATGTTGATACAGCCAAAGTAGGTAAACTACTTGAAGATTACAAAAAATCAAACGTTATGCCTACATTAACTGGGGCAGACACAGCACTTTTAGGGCCGCTACAAAAAGCAGTTGACACATATGAAACACAAAAAATAGCAGATGATAAAAAAGCAGCCGCAGCACGAGTAGCTGCTGAAAGCGCAAAATCAATTGCCCAAACTAGGGGTGATATTACTAGCTATAATGCGTTACTAGCTGAAGCAAGAAAAAAAGCGCCTGTTGTTGCAGACACCACAACAGACCTGCTCAGTAAGATGAAAGGTACAACACCACCTACAGGTACAGCATCGCCAATCACAACACCAGCGACGGGCGCAGCACCACTAAATACACCACCAGTACCACCCAAATTTACGCCACCACCTCAGCTAGGATTAAACCTATCTAACGACTTTAACACGCGTATGATCCAACAAGACTTGGCGGCGCAGCAACAATTACAAAATCCAGGTACTTACGCTACAGGGCAGTTTGACCCATTCTTTAGCGGATATCTAAACTCAGCATCACAGTTCTCTACCCAACCGTCTCAAGCAAATCCTGATGGCTCTTTTAGCGGTGGGGCTTTATATAGACCTAACACAGGAATAGGTTTTGGTTTTCAAAACGCTTATGATGCAAGTGCAACCACAGGTAAAGCGGCTGGCGGCTATATGGACGCTCAATCAGTAGGTCAAAGCAACCAAGCGTTGCAGCAACAACCACAGCAGCAGAACAATCAGTTAGGGTTAGCTTCTATTCCTAATATGTCGCAATACACGAACTATACAGGCAACCCAGGTATGACGTCACCTACCCAAAATACAGATGATGGTGGTATAGGCGGTATATCTGTTCTAGGGCAAACTAACCCAGTGTGGTAACAAATGGCTACATCAGGAACAACAATATTTAACCCCGATTTATCTGAGATATTTGAAGAGGCTTTTGAGCGTCTTGGGTACGACAGAAACGGCATGCCTTTTGAGCTGCGTAGTGGGTATGATTTAAAGACAGCGCGTCGAAGCCTTAACTTACTGCTTGCAGAGTGGGCTAATCGGGGTATCAATCTTTGGACTGTAGACTCTGGAGAAATTCCTTTATTAGCAAATCAAGCCACTTATGACCTACCTACAGATACTGTTGATGTAGTAGACCATGTTATTCGCCAATACAACGATACGCAAAACCAAACGGATATTACGATTAATCGTATCTCTGTCATAACGTATGCCACCATACCAAACAAACTCACCACTGGTCGCCCTATTCAGGTCTATGTGGATAGAAAAACAACAACACCTACCATTACGGTATGGCCTCTACCTCAGACATCAAACACTTATACTTTTGTCTATTGGCGCCTACGCAGAATGGACGATGCAGGGTCACCTGCGACCAATACAGTTGACGTACCCTTTAGATTCTATGAGGCATTGATTGCGGGTCTTGCAGCTAAATTAGCACTTAAAAAAGCACCAGAAAGTTTATCTATGCTTAAAGCTCTAGCGGATGAAGCATTTGATTTAGCAGCGGCTGAAGATCGCGATAGGTCACCAATTCGTATGGTACCTAGATTTACGGACTATAGATAATGGCTGTTCCTTACGCTAGAGGGCGGAAAAGCTTTGGATTTTGTGATCGTTGTGGTTTTCGTTGCAAGCTTGATAAAATGCGTAAACTTGTGGTTAAAGGCGATTTGGTTGATATTAAAGTGTGTGAAGAGTGCTTTGAGCAAGATCAGCCACAGCTTCATGTAGGTGAGCAACCTATGTGGGATCCACAAGCATTGCAATTTCCACGTCCAGATAATACTATACCAACAACGAGAGGGTTATTTGGCTGGAATCCAGTCGCTTCTCAAACAATACAATCCACGCTAAATAGCGTAACTATCGGAGGTTAACATGGCATTGCCAGATCCAAGATTAAGAATTCCACCCACAAAAACATCAGGGCAACCCATGCCACAGCAAAACGTAAATACACCCAAAGCGGCTATGAACCCAAACATTTCACCGATTGCGACCCCGACATCAGCGACACAACAGATGCAACCACAGCAGGTACCCCAGATGAAAAAAGGCGGCACTGTTAAATGTATGAAAGCTGGTGGTGTTGTGTCAGCGGACATGAAGAAATCAGGGCGCAATGTAGCTCGCGCGGCTAATCAAAAAAGTGGTAAGTCAGTTAAAGTTGGTAGCACTCCTGTGGTAAAAGGTGGTGGTGTTATTGGTAAAACTAAACGCGGGTATGGAGCAGCTAGACGTGGATAAAGTTAAATTTGATAATATTAAACCCGTTCCTGTCCCTAAAGCTAACGGCTACCAAGACCAAATGAAAGGGGTGAAAACCTCTGGCGTTAAAATTCGTGGGGCTGGTGCAGCTAAAAAAGGCTTCACCGCTAGAGGTCCACAGGGCTAAGGGGCTTCCTTTGAACTACACAGAATTAAGTGCGGCGCTTGTCGCATACACAGAAAATACAGGGCAAGACTTCGCTGATAACATCCCTACATTTGTTCAGCAAGCGGAAATGCGTATCTATAACACAGTGCAGCTACCTGCCCTGCGAAAAAATGTGACGGGTGTTGTCACGCTAAATAACAAATATTTATCAGCCCCTAATGATTTTCTTTCTGTGTTTAGCTTAGCCGTGATTGACGGCACTGGTGAGTATCAGTATATGCTTGATAAAGACGTTAACTTTATTCGCGCTGCTTATCCAACACCTACGGCAACAGGGGTGCCTAAATACTATGCTATTTTTGGACCTCAATCTAATCAGGCAACGGAGCTATCGTTTATTTTAGGTCCTACCCCAGACGATGATTATGACGTTGAGCTACATTACTTTTACTATCCAGAGTCTATTGTCACAGCCGGAACTACTTGGCTTGGCGATAATTTTGATCCTGTACTACTTTATGGCTCGCTAGTTGAAGCTTATACCTACATGAAAGGCGAGGCGGATTTACTTGCGTTATACGGACAAAAATATATGGAAGCGCTAGCAATTCTTAAAGGGCTTGGAGATGGCAAACAACGCCAAGACGCATACCGATCTGGTCAAGCCAGAATAGCGGTGAAATAGTTATGATTACTCAATGTTTATGCAATAGCTTTCGTGAAGAACTATTTCAAGGTGTCCATAACTTTTCTGCTATTGGCGGTGATGTTTTTAAAATAGCTCTATACACTGACACTGCACAGATTGGGGCTACAACAACTGCATATACCACGACAGGGCAAGTTGTAGCTACTGGATATACCGCTGGCGGCAAAACGCTACTTGGGCAATTCATAACGGTAGCACAACCTCAAACAGGACCTCAGACATATATTACGTTTGATAACGCCGAGTGGACGGGTACAGATATAGTAGCTAGAGGTGCTTTGATTTATAATAGTTCGCAATCAAATAAAGCGGTTTTGGTTCTTAATTTTGGGCTTGATGTGTCTGCAACTGACGGGGTTTTTACAATTACTATGCCCGTAGCAGCCCCAAATACAGCCTTAATATGTTTTTCATAAATAGGTATTAATATGCACTCAGAAAAAGTAGATGCACAAGACTCAGCCGGTGTAACCCTCATCCGAGGTGGAAAAGCTGACGAGCAAATTCAAATTACAGGTCATTATGATGTTAAATGTCTTGATGTTGACGGTAATGTGAAGTGGGAAGATGCTATTAAAAACTTAGTAGTGACTGTGGGTAAGAATGATTTACTTACTCAGTATTTTAAAGGGGCTGCTTATACAGCAGCTTGGTATATGGGGCTAGTTGACGGTGCATCTTCGCCTACTTATGCGGCTGGGGATACTTTAGCTTCTCATGCGGGATGGACTGAAAGTACAGCTTACTCAGGGTCTAACCGTATTACCACTACATTTGGTACAGCTTCTGCGGGTTCACTGACTTCTAATTCGGCATCCTTTAGCATTAATGCTTCAGCTACTATTGCAGGGGCTTTGATGTGTCAAACTCAAGTACGAGCTACAACAACAGGCGTTTTGTATTCAGCAGGTAACTTTACTGGCGGAAACCGCACGGTAGTATCTGGAGATACAATCGTAGTTACATACACAGCAAGTGCATAGGTGAAACATGGCTTTAGTTTTAGCAGATAGAGTTAAAGAGACAACAACTTCTACAGGCACTACCGCTATTACTTTAGCTGGTGCAGCTACAGGTTATCAAACATTTTCTTCAGCAGTAGGTAATGCAAACACCACTTATTACACCATAGCAGACCAAACAGGCGCTAATTGGGAAGTAGGTATCGGTACTTACACATCGTCTGGGAATACACTAAGTCGAGATACAATATTAGCATCAAGCAATGCGGGTAGTTTAGTTACGTTCACTGCTGGTACTAAAGATGTATTTGTTACGTATCCTGCTGAACGTGCATTATATACTGGTGGACCTTTAGGCACGCCGTCTAGTGGTACGCTTACTAATGCGACTGGATATACTTATGCAAATCTGAGTGGTACAGTTCCTACATGGAATCAAAGTACGACAGGTAATGCGTTAACAGCGACCACAGCGACCAACTTAGCATCTGGAAACGCAGGTACAATTCCATACCAAACAGCATCAGGCACAACTGCTATGCTTGCTGTGGGTACATCTGGTCAAGTATTAACATCAAATGGTGCGGCTGCGCCTACATGGGCAACAGCTTCTGGGGGTGGTGCAACCAAAACCATCTCAAACAAGACAGGTGCATACACAGTTGTAGCAGGTGACTTAGGTACAATTATTAATTGTACTTCTGGTACGTTCACTGTCAGCTTAACTGCCGCTGCAACACTAGGTGCTGGGTTTACTTGCACTATTTGGAATACTGGTACGGCAACATCCAATTCAATAACCATTGACCCTGCCGGTGCTGAAACGATTGATGGGACGGCTACGCTTATATTAAGACGAGGTGAAGGGTTATCTGTTGTATGTGACGGTACAAACTGGCAGACAGATAATAAAAAACCGATGCGTGCCTATGCAGAGAATTTCATCCGCGCAGGGGTATCTTCAATTGCTAGCGGTGATAGAGCTTTATCAATTGGCGTATCTAATGTAGGCGCAACAGGTGCAGATGCTTATGCTATCGGGTTTTACACATCGGCTACAGGAAATGAATCTTTGGCGATTGGAGCAAGAACTACAGCGGGGGCGACAAATTCTACAGCAATGGGGGAAAGTTCTGGCTCCGCTGGAGCTACAACAGCAACAGGCGCAGGGGCAATGGCACTGGG